CCGGTCCGAACGGGCAACCCGGAACGGTTCGGGGATGCTCAAGGGGCCTTGGAGCCCGCCCACGCCCACGGTCACCCAACACTCATCCATGCCGGTAACCGCCATTTGCTGTTGGCATTGGACTTGGATTGCCGGCGGCGGGACGCCCTCCAGCCAATTGGCTTTGTAGTTGGCCACGGACGTGGTTTTGACCTCCAGGATGCCCCGGACGGGGTTATCCCGGGACCCGCGGTTGGCAAGGCCGCGGTCCAGGGTGGCAAGCATCCACGGGTGGCTTGGGTGGGCCAGGAGCCCGGGCGTGGGAACCAGCTTCCCAAGCCACGGGTATTTTTCCGCGGTCCACCTGGCCACTACGTCCTCCAGTTTGTGGCCGGCGGTCATGGCGTCGGTCTGGACGTCCTCCGGTTCGCCGGTGGCCGTCTTTGCCAGCCATACGTCCAGGGCGGTGGCCCGGGGGTTGAGCCCAAGAATTGCGGCGGTGTCCGATGCCCCCAGGCCGGACCGGCGGGCCTTGAGCCAAAGCCCCCGGTCCCTCCGGTAGTCCTTTGCCGGCAGGATGAGAACCCCGCCAAAGCCGTTGGTTTCGCTCATGCCGGCGGGACCCCGTCCCCGTGGGAAAACAGCTTGACCGTGGGCATGCCCAGGGCTTGGGCTATGGCGTCGGCCTTGCGGCGTTCCACCCCGCCCACGCCGTTGGCCAAGTTGTTAATGGTTCCGTGGGATACCCCGGAAAGCCGTTCCAGGACCCAACACCCATAGCCGGCCTTTTGCATGGCCAGCCGTAGGGCCGTGGGCCCGCCCGGGACCGGGATGGGGCGAATAAACACCCTCACGTCCGGCAGGTCCGGCAGGGCCTCTAGGTGTTCCAGGTGTTCCAACGTCTAACCTTTCCGAACGGAACGTCTATTTGTTTTAGACGTTCCGAACATAGCAACCGATCTAGGCCCCGTCCAACACCACCCCCGGAGCTCCCGGCGCGTCGCGCCCATCCGCCAGGGCGGCGGCTCCGAACCCTTGGCGGGGCGTCTAATTGTCCGCGCCCCGTGGTAGTGCCACGCTAGACGTGACCGTCTATGTTTTATAGACTCCGAACGTACTTAGTAGGGGGACTATTGAGGAATTTCACAAAAGGGAGCACACGAACATGAGCGAAAAGCCGTTGACTTTGGCGGACCTCATCCGGAACCACCAGGACCGGACCGGGGATTCGTATTCCATGATTGCCAACCGTGCCGGACTATCGAAAGCGAAAATTGGCCAGCTAAGCCACACCAAGCAAAACCACATGCCAAGGGCGGACACCCTTGAGCGGTTGGCCGTTGGGCTAAACCTGCCCCTCAAGGTCATACAGGAGGCCGCTATGGCCTCCGCCGGCATAACCCCGGAGGGCTACCCCGGAGGCCACCGCCTAGACCTCATCGTTGCCACCTTGCGGGAACTTTCCCCGGATGACTTGGAAACGGCGGCGGTGGTCATCCAATCGCTTAAGGACCGGCGGACGTTGCGCCCGGCATCTTAGACCACACGGCCCCGGCACCTTTGGAGGTGCCGGGGCCGTTTTCTTTTAAGACTGGCCGGGCGTGTCGCATGACTGGCCGGGCCGAATTCTTAAGATAGGGTCCTTAACAAGCGAAACCCCCCGGACCGCCAAGTCCGAGAGGTTTCTAAGCTTGAACGTTCATGGCCTATATGAACGTCACCTGTTGTCCATGTTATCGGACGCCAGGGGACAAACAGCCGGTTAGAGCGTTCATGCTCCCGGCTTTTTTTATTGTCCGAACTTAGGAGGACCGCATGGCACCGGACCAGGCCCTTGCCCAGGCTCTACAGGACGCGGATTTCCGCGTCCCCATGCGCCAATACTTTGCCGGCAAGCGTTACGTTGCCTATGCCCTCCCCCGAGAGTTTGACGGGCTGTTACAGGAGGCCCGGGCCGTGACCAAGCGGGGCCGCGGGCGTTGGTTTTTCCATAGCCCGGGGTCCAAGGGAACCACGGTCAAATTTACGGTCTGTGACGAAACCGGCGGGACGTTGCTTTGGGTGAACGTCCACAAAGGCCCGGACAATATCCCGCCGGCGGAGGACGTCATGGTCCTAGAACTTGCCCCCCGTGAGGAATTCACGGTCTGGCCTTATCAAGTGGTCCAGGTCCGCCGGCTCCGGGAGGACGCCGCCGCCTAACCCTTTGTTCCACGTCGCTTTCCGGATGGGTTGATCCGACGTTAAACAGGAGCCCGGAACACCTCCACCAGGTCCCCGCAAAGGACCGTTAGGTGGACCCGCTTAAGATGCCCCTCCCAGGACAGCGGGCCGGGACACCAGGCAAAGGCCAACGCCGGGTGGAATCCATGAGACTTACCCTAAAAACAGGGTGGGTCTAGCTGTCGTGGGTATTCCGCTTAACCGGGGCGGCTAGCGGGGCGATAAGGCTTTGGGCAGTGGGGTTCCTAGCAAGGCACTACCTCTACTTACTAGCTATCCCAGCCCTCCGAATGAACCCATGCCGGCCACCCTACAGCCTTGGCTTTCGTCCGTTATGGATGACCCGCCGGCCATAGGTCCGGCCTTTGACCTGCCGGACGATTGCCTCATGACCTGCCAGCGCCGCGGCCCTGGTTGGGTATCGGTCCATGAGCCCGTCCAGGTCCCCGCCAAACACCATTGATTCGTAGATGAGGGGCGGGCCGTATCCAAACCCCAGGTCCAAGCCCATGTAGATGGTGGAGACTTTCCCGCGGGGGGAGCTGGTCAACGCCACGGTCCGGGGGGCCATGTAGAGGGCCACCCATTGGTCCCGGGGGATGGGGTGGCCGTCCGGGCTGTAGTAGAGGCCCCGTTCCATGAAATCCACCAGGGCCCCGGGGTGCCATTTGGCCATGTATTCGTCTTTGTCCACGGGTCAACTATATAGACAGGAGTGTTTACGGGTTCCCGTAAGCCCGTATATAGTGGCCCCATGACTCCCCCAGTGATAGCGGTTGCGAACCTCAAAGGCGGCACGGGTAAAACCACCTCCACCGCCTACCTTGCCCACGCGTTCGGCCAGCTTGGCCGGCGCGTCCTCATTATTGACGCGGACCCCCAGGAATCCATTACCGGGTGGGCCGAAATTTCCCATTGGACCATCCCCACGGCCAGCGTTCCGTCCAAGGAACTACACCGGAAAATCAAAGGGTTGGGGGCCGGCTATGACGTGGTCCTCATCGACACCCCGCCCTTTTACCCCACGGAACCCAAAGACGCCGCCGGCCCCTGGCAACCAACCGGGATAGTCCATTCCGCGTTGCGGGCCGCGGACTTGGTGGTGGTGCCCATGGCTCCCACCCTCATGGAATTGCACCGGGTACGGCCTACCCTCAAGGCCATTGACGCCGCCGGCGTCCGGGACGTCCGGTTCCTGTTGCGGTCCGTGTCCCGCCAGGGCGCGGGGTCCGCCGCCGGCGTCCGGGACGTCCTGGTTGCCAACGGGTCCACCGTGATGCAAGCCGAAATCAAACACCTACAGGCGGTAGCCCAATCCTTTGGGGGCCCGGTTGGTCCGGGCCTCCATGGTTACCTTTCCGCCGCCATGGAATTGGAGAAAACAGCATGAGCAAAGATTCATTCGCCGCCCGCGCCGCCCTGGTTGCCGTCCCGGAGCCGGTCAAGCCCGCCGGCAAGGTCCGGGTGGCCCCGGTCAAAATGACCGTGGACGTGGACCAAGCCGCCTATAAATTCGTCTCCAGCTTTGCGGAGGTCCAGGGCGTGGCCCTGGCCGTGGGCAAGGTCCGCGTCCCCACGGTGGAGACGTTCCGGGCCATGCTCCAGTTGCTAGAAGAAGATGAGGAATTGGCCCGCCGGGTGGCCAATCGGATGGTGGATAACCTCACCTAGCCCCAGGCAGACCAGTGGCCGGCGTCCCCCTCCCCGGTGGGACCTGCCGGCCACTGTTGCGTCCGGGGGTGGTAACCGCGCCCGGAGCGCCGCCGGCGGGGCCTAGGGAAGCGCCGCGGGCTCAAATCCCAGCCTAGAGCATGTTTCGCCGGGCCGCGGGCCCCGGGGCAAATTCCACGGCCTCCCGTGCCCCCGTAAGGCCCTAATCCCGTAGTCCCGGCCTCCCGTGACCACGGCGTCCCGTAAGCCCGTAGGAATCCATACGGGAGCCCGTAAGGCCCTAAGCACGGGAACACGGTAACCCGGCCTCCCGTGGTCACGGGTTCCCGTAAGCCCGTAAGGAATTGCCCGTAATCCCGTGGACCCGTAACCCCGGCTTTACGGGTTCCCGGGGTCCCGTGCTTACGGGTTCCCGTAAAACTCTTGCGGATACACGTCTAGACGTGTAACTATTGGTCTACCGGCAGGACCCACCACCAGCAAAGGAACACCCCATGAAACTCGTTATCATCAACGGCAACGGCGGCAATGACTATGACGTTGCGGCCCACCGGGCCGATTGCCAGGACGTGGCCAAGGCCACCCGCGGGCATGACTTTTTCGTTGAGGAACACGACACCAAGCGGGCCGCATGGCTGGACTATAACGCGGACTTCCTGGCAGAGGGCCCCGGCGCGGCGTGGCCCATCCACTTCCACCCTTGCACCAAGGGACTCCCGGACGGCGGGGAATTCAACCTCTAGCCCGAACCCCCGGGGGGGGGCCGCAAGGCCCCCCACCCAACCCCCCAACCTCCCCGAACAAAGGAACCCCAAATGTCCCAGCATTTCGCCTCTTACCCCGGCTCTACTTTCGCTTGCGGGGCGGACGCCACCGGCCAGCGCAACAGCCGGCTTGACCAGGACCCCGCCGTCACCACTTGCGAACGGTGCAAGGCCACGGACGCATGGCGGGCCGCGGACGTCCGGGCCAACGCCCCGGAGCCCATCGTGGCTTTTGACTGGACCTTGGTAACCACCGAATACGGCCAGGAGGATGCCAAGGCCCAATGGGCCGTCATGGGTGAGAACGTCCTCACCGGGAACCGGTGGGAAATGGCCCGGGATATGACCAAGGCGGAGGCCCACGATTACCGCCGCGGATGCATCCGTCTTGAATCGGACTACAAAGTGGAATACCGCGTGGAGCTCCAGTCATAAACCCACCCCCCCGGGGGGCCCGCCAGGGCCCCCCACCCCCTCCCCGAAAGGAACCAGCCCAATGACCACCAACCAGCCCGCCGGCAAGTGCCCCAACGTCATCCCCATGGCCACCGTGGACGCCCACGGCCACCTCCGCTATTCCACTTGCCGGGAATGTGGCGGCTACCTGGCCATTTTGGCCTCCGGGCGGTTCCGGACC